ATTAAAAAATTATAATTATCTTTAAATTGTTTTTTATTATGTAGATTTTTACTTAGATCTTTATTATTATCAAAGTCATTATCTTCAAACTCAATATATATGCTAAATATTAATCTCATTTTCCAATAACCATAAATCTATCATATTCATTATTATAATTAATTTTACCACTGTATAAAATGTTTTCAATAGGCAAACTTTCTATAAATTTTTCTACGTTTTCATAACAATTTATATGACTATCAACTTTAAAAAAATTATTTGATTGTAAACAAACTAACATATTTTTGTTTTTTCTTTTAAGATTAAAATACAATTCTTCCTTTGGAATATGTTCACAAGCAGTACAAATAACTACCTTACGTCCAGTGTTTCTTTTTTCATTGTCAAAGATATCAAATCCATCACCAGTCTCAAATGATATTCTTTTATGTATTGAAAGTTTCTGACCTAAAAAATTACAAATTTTATCTAAATCAATATTAATTATTTGTTGATTTATATTTTGTTCCACCATTAAGTGAGAAAGTAAGCCATACCAACCGCCTATTATTAAACATGCATCATACTCATCAGTAATATATTTTTTTAATTCTTTAGCAGCCCATAATTTACTCTTATACTGACCAATTGTATATGAATCGAGCACATCTTTAAATCTAAATAAATCTATTTCTTTATTATATTTAGATTTTTCATAAATAAAGTTTATTGTTTCAAATATCTTTTGATAAATTAATGGTTTCAAGTATTTCATTTTTAAATGTTCTCCATTTTATATCTTCATGCCAAAAAAACCTGTCTATACCTTTATACTTTCGAGTATGATAATCAATATTTTTTTTAAAAATATCCCATATGTAAGAGTTTTGTTTTGAATTCCAAGCAAGAATAGAACTATTTATTTCTGTATCGTAAGCGTGTTCTGCCATATACATTTCTTTTTTCCAGTAATCGTGTATAAATGTAGGATAATTCCAATCAATGTTGTTTAAGTAAATAAATGGATCTGATATAATTTTTATATCTAAATCAAATAACACACATTTACCTTGTAGCTCAAAGTCTTCTCTAAATAAATGCATTTTATTCCACCACTTCATTAATTTTGGTTTTGGTGGAATGTCTATACAATCTATCATTACGTCTGTTCTATCTTCAGTAAAACAATAAAACTTTGCGGATGTATATGCACTAAGAGAAATATAGATTTTATTTACGTCATCAGCACTGTATTTAGTGCCGTGTTTTAATAATATAATATTCATAAATGTATTTATAAACGTCACTTTGTATAAATAGTTGTAAAGGCAGGGGCGTTAGCGTCCGACAAAGAAATCAACTGGAGTATTTCATGGCCACATTTCAAGAATTTACAATTGACCAAGGTTCTGACGCAACTATAGAACTTCACTTAGTAGATAAAAATGGTGCAGCTAAAAGTTTAGTTGGCCATACAGTAACAGCAAAATTAAAGAAAAATTACAATGACAGTTCCGGAGAAGCAACTGCATTCAATCCTGTAATTACAAATGGAACGGGTGGCATTGTAACATTATCACTTACTAATTCACAAACAGATGCATTGAAAGCTGGAAGGCACGTGTACGATGTTGAGTTATCACACGTAGATAGTAGCAGTGGTAATACTATTATTGAAAGAATTCTCGAAGGCAGAATACAAATAACTCCATCAGTTACTAAGTGAGGTAATATACAGTGGCAATTAAAGTTACAGTAGGTCAAACAACCTTCATAAAAAAGATCGTAATCGGAACACCGGTATCAACTGCAAGAGAATCTTTGTCTCTTGATGAGTTTAGTGATTTTGATGTAGGCACTAAATCAGACGGACAAATACTTGTATATGATTCAGCTGAAGGTGCATTTAAAAATTATACACTTGCTACTGGTAATGGAGTAGAAAAACTACTTAATACATCAACTGATAGATTACAAATACAATTAGATTCTGAGTCGTCACCTATACTTTCAGGCTTAACACTAAAAGGTCATTTACTACCCGGCCAAGATAGTTCTTTTGATTTAGGTGATAGTGCAGTAAAATTTAGAGATTTATATTTAAGTGGTTCAACTATACATTTAGGTGGATTAAAACTTAAAGATTCATCTGGTGGATTTTCTGTAAAAGATAGCGCAGGTTCTTCTGTCAATTTTGATTTAGCCGGATCACGAGCTCAAATAAGAAGTTTCTTTTCTGGCCAAGGTGATTTAACTTATGACTCCGCAACTGGTGTATTTCAATTTGATGTTGAAGATGTTTATACAAAAGCAAACTTTGATTCTGATTTTAATTTAGCTTTAGACAGTGCGGCTTTGGAAGGAGCTGGCTTAAAATACACCAACGCAACAAACACCCTTGCAATTGATTCTTCAGAATTATATTCACTTTTTAAACACGATGATTTTGATGATTTTGTTGCCGACGAACACGTAGCTCATAGCGGAGTAACAATAACTGCTGGTGCTGGATTAACCGGCGGCGGAACAATAGCTTCTTCAAGAACAATAGATGTAGTAGGTGGCAAAGGCATAATTGCAAATGCTAATGACATTCAAGTTGATTCCGCTAATATCAGAGGGATGTTCATTGCTAACAAAGGTCTTTCATACGATTCTGAAACAGGAACATTTAACATTGACTCTGATAACATTAGAGGAATGTTTATTGGCAATAAAGGATTTACATATGATTCAGAGTTAGGTACATTTGATATTGATTCTGCTAATGTAAGAGGAATGTTTACTGGTGGAGAAGGTATTCATAGTGCTGTTAGTAGTACCGGTATAATTAAGATAGACTCAGCAGAATTATATTCACTTTTTAAACATAATGATTTTTCTGATCATGTTCCTGATGAACACGTACCACACGGTCAAATTTCTATTACTGCCGGAAAAGGTTTAACTGGTGGAGGCACCATTGCTAGTACGCGCATTATTGATGTTGATTCAGCTAATTTAGTAACAATGTCTCGTAATGCATTGAGTGGTACTAATGGTATTTCATATACGGCTGGAACTGGTGTCATACGTGCACCACAACCTTTAGATTCTGCAGCAAAACCTGTGTTTGCAGGAATTAATGCAGACAGTGGTCACATAACTGCATTATCTGCAGAGACAATACAAAGAACATCAGTAGTCACTGCCGCAACTTATGGTTCAGCTACACAGATTCCAGTGCTAGTCATAGATTCATCAGGATTTATTGATAGTGCCACTACAGTAACTGTTGCTGGTGTAACATCAACATCGTTTGATTCAAGCACTGGTATTTTTACTATTAATACTGCAGATGGTAACTCTTTTACAACTCATATTCAAGATTCTGCTGATCATGTAAGAATTTCAAGAGCATCGTTATCAGCCACTGATGCTGGTGGTGATGGTTCGTTTACATACGATAAATCTACTGGTGTATTAACATATACAGGACCAAGTGCTTCTGAAGTACGAGCACATTTATCTGGCAATAAAGGTTTAACATACAATTCAAGCACTGGAGTGTTTGATATTGATTCTGCAAATATTGACAATGTAATTGATTCAGCATTAGGTGAAGTTTCAGTAATAGCTGGAACAGGATTAACTGGTGGTGGAACAATAGTTTCGGATAAAACTTTAAATGTAGTTGGTGGCAAAGGTATTATAGCTAACGCTAATGATATTCAAATTGATTCAGCTAATGTAAGAGGAATGTTCATTGCTAACAAAGGTCTTTTATATGATTCAGAATTAGGTACATTTAATATAGACTCTGCTAATGTGAGAGGAATGTTTTCAGGCGGCACCGGTATTACTTATAATTCAGGTACAGGTGAATTTACTACTACAGATGGAGAAATTGTACACGATAATTTATCAGGCTTTGTGGCAGATGAACACGTTGCTCACGGCGGTGTAGTAATAACTGCAGGTAAAGGTTTAACCGGTGGTGGTACAATAGCATCGAGTAGAACTATCGATGTTGACTCTGCAAATCTTGTAACAATGTCTCGTAATGCACTAAGTGGTACTAATGGTATTTCATACACCGCAGGCACAGGCGTTATTAGAGCGCCACAACCTCTTGATTCAAATGCTAATCCTACATTCAATCAACTAAGAGGTCCAGCTGAATTTGTAATAGATCCGGCCGCAATAGGTAACGCAACTGGTACAGTAAAAATTCTTGGTGATTTACAAGTTGATGGTGTAACAACAACAATAAATTCCACAGCCATCACATTAAATGATAAAACTATTGTCTTAGCTGATAGCTCTGCAGATAGTTCTGCACTTAACGGTGCCGGTATTATTTGGGGTGGAGATAGTGTATTAGATAATCCATCTTTATTATATTCACATTCAAATGCAAGATTAGAGTTTAATAGACCTATCTCAGCATCACTTGGAACTTTAACTGACCTAACTGTTGATTCAGCACGCATAACTACACTTTCAGTTCCTGAAAGTGGTCAAGTTCAAATTAATTGTGATACAACTACAATAGGTGGAAATGGTGCTAGCATATTATCGAATTCTGCATTGTACATTAAAGATACTTCTGGCAATTCACTAGGTTTTGATGCAAATGAAATTACTGCAAGTAGTAGTTTATTTTTGAATGCTGGAGCCAGTGGTGCTGATGTTCACATTCAAAGTTTAGGTGAATCAATGCTTGTTGCCAACGGTAATGGTGGAGTTCAAATCTATTATAATAATGCTCAAAAATTTGTAACCACAGATTCTGGTGTCAATATTACTGGTGACATTCGACTCGGCAATGTAGATTTTACTAACAATGGAATTATTGATTCTGCAAGATTACCTCTTGGAACATTTGCAGCTGGAGGCGGTGGTAGTGGTGTAGCTGGTTTAGATTCCGCACTTGCAATAGATTTACTTACAAAGAATGTTATAAGATTTGGTACTGATGTACAACTTGATTCAGCCGGTGGTATATTGTTTGATGTATCAGATAAAGCACTTGAAGTTAATTCAAGTTTATACTCTATTGATTTAGTTGATAATGCGAAAATTAAATTTGGTTCTGATAATGATGGATATATAAGGCATACTGGCTCTATTTTACAAGTTATTTCCGATACAGGTGGTCTTAATCTTAAAACAAATGCTGATAATCAAGATGTAATAATACAAACTGATAATGGTAGTGGTGGCACTACTGATTATTTAAGAGCAGATGGTTCTACAGGTGCGGTAAAATTATCTCACTATGGTGATGTAAAGTTTGAAACTACAGAAGGTGGTGTCACTGTTACTGGAACAATGAATGCTGATTCTGCTACTCTTTCTGGAATGCTAAAAGCAAGAAATGGTGCAATTTCTCTAAACAATGAGGATTCGGATGTTTTCAGTACATTAATAGTTGGTGAGAGAACTAATAATGATGGATTCGCATCACTTGCATTTAACCCATCATCAAATACCCTATCTGCTAAAATAGATGCTACATCAAATTATATTGCTGTTTGGTCAGGTAAAAATAGTACACAAGGGCAAAGATTTAATATTAATTTTGGAACCGCTGATGAAACTGTAAAATTGAGACCTAATGCAGTAACAAGACTTGAAGCTAATAAGTATGGTGCCACAGTTACTGGAACAATGAATGCTGATTCTTCTACTTTAACTAATTTAACTATAACGGGCACTTCTGCTGGCGCTTTAAATTTTACTTCTACTTCAACAGCTGCAGTTTTACAACTAAACAATAATGCTATATCTGAAGTTCATCAACTTTTCTTTAATGATCCCGGCCCAGATGAAGGTATTTCTTGGTCTGGTGGTAATACAAAAATATATGAATCACCAAATAATTTAACTACAAATTCAGCCGGTAACCTTCAATTTGTTCATACCGGTAATCGTAGACTTACAGTATCTGATTCAGGTGCAGAAGTTGTAGGCCAATTGCTTGTTGATTCTTCAACAGCTAGTGGAAATATAAGATCCGATGGTGGTAATCTCATTATGGGTGATGAGGCTTATTCAACCAGTGCTAGTTATGTTGGAATGAAAACTTCTGCACAATCTGGCACTAGTGATTACATGATAATATCTGGTCTTCCCGGAGTTGACGGTAACACTTATCTTTCTGCAAAAAGTGGATCATCTGTACGCATAAGAGCTGGTGGAAATGATGGTTCTCATGAAATAATAGTTAGTTCATCGCATGCAAAGTTTGTTGGAGATATGGTTCTTGATTCTGCTGGTGCCATAATGTTTGATAAATCAGACCAAGCACTCGAAGTTAATGCAGCTACACACTCTATTAACTTAGTTGATAATGCGAAAATAAATTTTGGAACTGGTAAGGATTTTGAAATTTATGATGACGGAACAATCAGCAGAATGCAGGCTGATCGAAATCTTTATTTAAAAGGAACTGCTATTAATTTTTATAAAGCAGGTAGTTCTGAATTAATGGCAGCAATGAATCAAGACGGTGCAGTAGAACTTTATTATGATGCTGCTAAAAAATTAGAAACTACCGCTACTGGTGTAACAGTAACTGGATTGTTATCTGCAACTACTAAATCATTTGATATTGAACATCCAACTAAAGAAGGTATGAGATTAAGATATGGTTCTCTCGAAGGTCCTGAAAACGGTGTGTATGTTCGTGGTAGAGCAACGTCAAGTATTATAGAACTACCTGAATATTGGACTGGATTAGTTGATGAAGATACCATTACAGTTGAATTAACACCGATTGGAAAACATCAAAAACTCTACGTTGAAGATATCGCAGACAATAAAATTATGATAGGTAACGATAATTTAATCAATAAGAAAATCAATTGTTTCTATATTGTTTACGGAGAAAGAAAAGACGTTGATAAAGTAACAGTGGAATATTGATTATGGGAGTTAATTATAATCCTAAAATTGCAACTGATGGATTAATCTTAAATCTGGATGCAGGTAATACTAAATCTTACGCAGGTAGTGGAACTACTTGGACCGATTTAAGTAAAGAAAATAATAATGCAACGCTTTCAAACTTCACAACAGGAAGTTTAAATGGTGGTACTTTAACAGCAGATGGTGCAAATAGTTTTGCGGAAATAAATACTGCAGCATCATTACAACCTGCTTCAATAACAATTGAAGCTATGGTACTACCAATTTATAATAATCAGAATTATGCAAATGTTATATCATATCCACCAAATGATGATAACCATCAAAGCCCATGGATGATATACGCAATATATTTACAACATGTGAGTGGTGATATAACCAGCCGACCTATACACACAAGAGTAGGCGGCACAATGCAAATTTCAGACAACGGTGCTTTTGACTTTGATGTATGGAATCATTTAGTTGTAACTTTTCACAATCAAGCAGTGAAGTTTTATCGAGATGGGGTTGTACATAGTAGTCATACTATTTCACCATCTACTATTAGTTATTCTGGTTATGAGAATCAAAACGTTTTTATAGGTCAAAATCCTAGTGGGTCTGAAGATTTCGAAGGAGAATATTCAAACGTTAAGTTGTACAATAGAGCATTAACTGACGAAGAAGTTAGTCAAAACTTTGACGCAATAAGAGGAAGGTTCGGATTGTAATGGGATTATTTCATTCACCAAAAAGTATTACTGACGGATTACAAGTATACCTTGATGCTGCAAATACTAAATCATACCCTGGGTCTGGCACTGATTGGACTGATTTAACTGGTAACGGTTATAATGCTACTCTCGTGAATTCTCCAACACATAACTCTGATGTGGGATTTATTTCATTTAATGGAACAGATCAATACGCTAATCATACTGTTCTTGCATTTGCAACCGGCAGTTTTGATTTCACATTTGAAGTATGGTTTAAAATGAGAACTCTACCTACTGCACAATATAACGATAACGGACATATTTGGGGTGGTGAAAATGGTAATGATGTAGTTATGTATGTAAATCCTGCAAGTAGTGGAGAAAGCCAATTAAATCTTGTATATGATGATTCAAGATATTCTGGTGCTGGTCATAATACAAGCGGAACTATAACAGCCAACAGTTGGGTTCAATGGACGTGTCAAGGTAGACAATCTGATAATACAATAGCACATTATTTAAACGGTAAATTAGATAGAACGTTCAATGCAACTGTGTCTGGTCAAGAAAATAAATCTCGATTTGCTGATGCAATGATTGCACGTGATAGTAGATATGATAAGTATAGTGAACTCGATTGCGCTGTAATTAAAGAGTACCATAGGATTTTAACTGCGGCTGAAGTAGCACAAAACTTTGAAGCATTAAGAGGAAGGTTCGGATTGTAATGGGTGTATTCGCAGGACCAAAAATACCAATGAATAATATAGCTTTACACGTTGACACAAATAACACAAAAAGTTATCCGGGTTCGGGTACGAGTTGGTTTGATTTAGTTACGACTAGATCTTTTGCTTCTAATAACACACAAACACCACTTACTATTCAAGATGGAAATAACTGCTTTCAATTTAATGGAAGTGGATATTGGGAGTCTGATGGAAGCACTGATGATTGTGATATGGGAGGTGACTGCACATTGCTCATATGGATGTATCACGAAAGTAACGAAGAAAGAGACACAATCTTTGAAAAGACAGGAACGAGTTCTCTATCGTATCAGCAGGAAATAGCAGTAACTCTTGAAGCTAATAATAGACTTACTTGGTATAGCAGAAAAACTCCTAACTATGATGTTGGTTCGACATCATATACTTTTAGTGATAACGCATGGCATCTTCTTGGAATTAAAATGAGTACAGGTAGATCTTCTACAGAAAGAACTGGTTTTTATAGTCAAAACGGAAAGGCTTGGGTGAGCGGTTATACTTCGAGAAGTGATACAGCTTTAGAGACTGGAGGTAATATAAGAATTGGAGCAGGTTATGCCGGAGCACTTGAAGATGGAAAGATAGTAAGTGTCACAACTTATAATAGAATGTTAAGTGATGATGAAGTTGCAGATTTTTATAATGCTACAAAAACGAGATTTGGATTATAAATAGAACAATAGGGAATACAGATGGCTATAGCAGATAAAAATATTTTAATCACTCCTAATATCAGTGGCATACTAGGCAATCAACCTAATGTTGTTTTTACTGGTGCTGATTCGAGTATAGGTGACTCTGCGGCAATCACTGTCACGGCAAGACCAGAAAATTCAGGAACATTGAGTTTTACGGGTACGGCCGGACAATTATTCTCAATTACTAATTCTTTAGAAGGAACTATCTTTGCAGTTAATGATGTTTCTGGTATACCATCACTTGAAATTGATGATGCCGGAGTCATTAAGATGGCAGAATTTAATGGTAGAATATTATTAGGTGGAGCTACTGATGATAGTACGAGTTTACTTCAACTCAACGGACACCTGCACCTTGCAGACAACAGTGAAATACGACTCGGTAATGACAGTGATTTATTAATTTATCATACTGGTTCTCAGGCAAATATTATAAACAGCACCGGGGACTTAACAATTGCAGACACCAATGGTGTTGTAAGAATACAAGGTAAATACGGTGAACAAGGCATTGTAGCCAATCCTGACAGTTCTATAGATTTATATTATGACGCTGATAGAAAATTTTACACTAAAGCCCGTGGTGCCACTGTCTTAGGAGAAATAAGAGCTGATTCCGCAAATTTAAAAAGATTAAATCTACAAAACGCTAATGGTCAAGCATTTAGAATTGTCACGAATACAGATGGAGCAATGGACTTTTGTGCTGATGGCGATACTAGTAAAGTTGTTTTAAGACTTGACGATGAAGACGGTCAGCCAATCTTTACATTTAGAGAAGAAGGTGGTACGTCTATCTTAGATGGCGGTGACACAGACGTTACTACTCATAAAGACTTTATATTTGATTCTGCCGGTGCTATATTATTTGATAAATCAGATCAAGCACTTGAATTTGGTGATCAACATAAAGCAGTATTTGGAACCGGAGGAGATTTAGAACTTTATCATGATGGAAATAACAGCTTTCTAAAGCATGATGGAACCGGTCATTTACATATTCGTAGTAATAATCAAATAAAATTACAAAACACTAGCGGTGAAAATTATGCTCTTTTTGAAGAAGATGGAAAAGGAGAACTTTACTTTAACAATACAGCTAGATTTGAAACTACAGACTCTGGTGTAAACGTAACAGGTAGTTTAAGAGTTAATAACGCAGAACTCTCAACAGGAGCGTCTGCAGGATTTGCGATTGCTATGGCGATAGCATTATAAATAATACATAAAGGAAAGGCAAATGGCACAAGATTTTAGAAGATACATAAGTAGGTTTGTTGGGCAGGATTCTTCAGGTTCTGGAACTATCCATACTTCAAACAGCTTTGATACTTTAATTGGAATCAATATAGCCAATGTTACAAATACAGAAGTTACAACTGATGTGTTTGTTACATCAAGCAGTGAACGCTATTATCTAATTAAAGGTGCACCCGTACCCGCGGGTGGAACACTTCAATTATGTGATGGTGGAGCAAAATTCGTTTTACAAAGTGGAGATGCATTAAAAGTTATTTCAAGTGCAGATTCAAGTTTAGACGTATATGTTTCTGCTGTTGATGCTATTAGTTCATAGGAGTAGAGATGGGATATATTGGTAACAGACACGTTGCAAATTTTCAAGCAATACCAGATGTGCAGAGGTTTGATGGTAATGGCAGCACTACAGTTTTTACTCTGAACAGAAACATTTCAAATGTTCAGGATATTTTAGTTTCAGTTGACGGTGTTATTCAAGATACGGCATCATATACGCTACCAAATGGAACATCATTAACATTTGACAGTGCACCTTCAAATGGTACTGGAAACATTTTCGTCAACTACAAATCATTAACGGGTGGCTCGGTAACACCTGCTGCTGAGAATAAAGGTAACTTTAAAGTAGGTGGATTATTTAGAATTAATGCACAGAATTTATCTATTGATACTACAATATTGGGCACAGAGAATGCACAAGTAACTGGTCCGTTAACTATTGATAGTGGAGTAACTTTAACAATACAAAGTGGTGGAAGGTTAGTAACATTATGAGTGAACTAAGAGTAGATACATTAAAAAGTAAAGAAGGCACTAGTACTGCTATGACTATAGGTAGCACAGGTATAATTAGTGAACCAAATAGACCTTGTTTTCATGTTACAAAAAACACAGATCAAACAATTAATGATGCCACAATAGCGGCAGTTACATTTGAATCTACAACCGACGGCGGTGAAAGTGGCACCATTATTAATAAAGGTGGTTTATTTGCAAGTAATAAATTTACAGTGACTGCGGCAACAACAGGCATTTACTTTTTTTACTATTCATTATTTACATCATCTAGCGGTACAACATCAGATACATATTCTTATTTTAGAAAAAATGGTTCTGGACAAATGCAAACAGCACTGCCTATGTTTGTAGGACATAGTTATCAATATATGATGCAAGGTAATGCAGTGATTAATCTAGATACTGCTGGTGATTATGTTGAAGTTGTAATAGATTGCGATCAAAATGGTGGTAACTCACTTCTTATTAATTATAATGCAAGCTATTTTAGAACAGAATTTGGAGGATATAAAGTAAGTTAATGAATAAAGTTAAAACACCAGATTTTCAAGGTGAACATCTTTGGAATAGATTAGGTTGGGCTAAAGAAAATTTAGAAATGATTCAAACAGATTATAGAGTTGTTTGGGAAGATCCGCAAGAACCAGATGCACCAGCAAAAATTACTGTGCCGGATCCAAACTGGATGGCTTGTGCATTACAAGGTGGAATACTTCCACCAGTAGAAGTTTATTGGGAGTTAGCTGAAGATGAAGCTAAACCTGATTTTAAGAAGCATACAAGAGGTTACTTATTACATAATACAAAACCAGTTGATGCTATGACTGAAGAACAAGCTATAGAATATTTAATTATGAAAGATATACCACAGAGAGTGTGGAGAGACTATGAAAAAGCTAATCGGCCAAGACTAGTGATTTGTAAAAAAGATCAGCTTCCAAAAACAAGAACTTGGAGAAATTCTTGGAAAATAGATGAAACAATTAAGGAGAAATAAATGACGACTCATATAGTGGATAAAGATGGAAAGCAGGCTAACGCTAGCGGATTAACTGTTCCATCTACTAGACATTTCAGAGGAGCGTGGTCATTGAATGGAAACGTAATCACTGAAGACTTAGCAACGGCAAAAGAAATATTTAAAGATAAAATTAGAGAAGTGCGAAAACCTTTACTTGAAACGTTGGATGTGACTTACATGAGATCTTTAGAAATAGGTGATGAATCAAATAAAGCCGCTGCCATTACAAAAAAGAATAATTTAAGAGATGCGCCAGCTGCAGCTGCAATAAGTAATGCAACTACTATTGATGAATTAATAGCAGCATGGGATTCAGATACACTAGGTTCTAGTCCTTACGCATAGGAGTAAAAAATGCCTTTAACTAGAGTAAGAAATGCCGGTGTGGATTATGTAGATGCTACATTTATAGATACTTCAAACTCTGGAAGTGTGACATTAAATTTTGCAACTAATAGTAATTTTATTTTGACATTTACCGGCGACGTAACTTTTGCTAACCCTACAACCGAAAAGATTGGACAAACTGGCGTAATAGTATGTGTACAAGATGGCACTGGAAATAGATCATTAACTCTTGGTAGTGAATATAAAACTGCAGGCGGTGTTGGTATAAATTTAAGTACAGCTGCGGATGCAATTGATATTATTCCATATATTGTTCAAGCTGCTGACAGCATTCTTCTCGGTAAAATACAAAAAGCTTTCAGCTGATGTTTCGTTCAATTGGCACACAATGGATGTTCGATACGGGCATACATCCCGGAGTTGTTACACAATCTGCACGATTTTCAGATGTCAGTAATAAATATTTACAAAGAACAGATTCTACAACGCCAACTAGCACACAAAAATTTACATTTTCTTGTTGGCTAAAAAATTCTACTCTTAACTCTGGAGATACTATATTTGGTTCTGATAAAGGAACAGCTGGAGGTCCAGGAGACGCAGCATGGATTCAATTTACAACCAATAGAAGATTAAATATTTATAATATCACAGGTGCTTCTTACAATCTTCGATGGACAAGTGATGCAATGTATCGAGATGTTGCGGATTGGTATCATTTTGTTATTAGAGTTGATACAACTCAAGGTAGTGCAGATGATAGAGTCAGATTATATGTTAATGGCACGCAACAAACAGGTAGTTATGATGTAACAGTTGGTCAAAATAATAATATATCATTTAACAATGCTGCAGGAAAATTTCGTATAGCAGGTTTAGGTTATGCTGATGGATACGAAGGAGATTTCTATCTTGCAGATATTCATCATTGTGATGGATATAGTTACGCACCTACAGAATTTGGAGAAGATAAAAACGGAGTTTGGATTCCAAAAATTGCGTCTGTGTCTTATGGAAACACTGGATACAGATTAGAATTTAAAAACTCTACAGTTGGAAGCACAAGTGGAAGCGCATCAACAATAGGTGCTGATACAAGCGGTAACGGCCATCATTTCAATGATTATAATATGGGCATAGATGATAGCAATATACCTGATTGCCCAGAAAATAATTTTTGCACTTTAAATCCTATATCAGCAGGTGATGTAAGCGATATGACACAAGGTGCTCTTCAATATGCAGATAATAGAAATGGTGGAACAGGAGGAGCAAAAGGAACATTCGCTGTGTCTTCTGGTAGATGGTATTGGGAAGTTCATTATGATTACGACCCTGGTGCTTCAAACATGGTAGGAATAACGGCTGTTGATGAAATAACTACTAGTCATACTGCTCAAGATCCAATTACTGGTTATGGAACTTATTTCGGTTGGGATGAAAGAGGTCTTTATTATTTTGCAACTGATGGTTCAGGTTCCAATACAAGTGGTCACACATCTTATGTCGCAGGAGATATAATTAGTTTTGCTATGGATGTAGATGCAGGAAAATTATTTATGAGAAAAAATAATAATGCTTGGGAAGATAGCGGTAATCCAGCTAATGGAACTAATCCAAGTTTTACATTTGGTGCAAACAAACTAATGACACCTATGGTTAATAATTACAGAAGCTCAAGACACATTTTTAATTTTGGACAAAACCCATCATTTAGCGGTGATTTTACAGGTGGTGATGTCGGTACTGAAAAAGGCGGCGGTGGAACTTTTAAATATGCACCGCCTAGAGGATTTAATGCATTGTGTTCTAATGCTCTTGAAGATGGTATTATATCACCTAATCCTTCAGCGTCTTCTGCACCTACAGATTATTTTAATACAGTTCTCTACACTGGTTTAAATAATACAGCTCAATCGATAACAGATGTAGGATTTCAAGCAGATTTGTTATGGGCTAAATCTAGATCAAATACAAGTGATCATTACTGGTATGATTCACTTCGTGGTGCAAATAAAGCGATAATGTCAAATAAGGTTAATCAAGAAGATACAGCCTCTGGTCAGTTTACACAGTTTACAACAACTGGGTTTGATTTGCCGGCCGATACTGCAGGATATATTAACTATAATGCAAGAACATACGCAGGATGGTGCTGGAAAGCAGGAGGTGCACCAACTGCAAGCAATACTGCCGGTGTTGGAGAAGTACCTACTGCTGGAAGCGTTCTTATAGATGGTAAACAAGCAACTGCGCCTTTGGCAGGCTCAATTAAAATAGATAAATTAAGTGCAAATACAATATCAGGTTTTTCCATTGTAACATATACCGCAAATAGTAATACACAATGTACACTTCCTCACGGATTGAATTCTGCACCTAATATGGTAATTATAAAGAATAGAGATGCAAGCCCAAATGGGCAATGGGTCGTAGGACAAGATGCGTACACTGGTTTTACCGGTCAAATGTATTTTAATGACACAGGGGCATTTAGTTCTAATAGCGGTTCGTTTGCCAATACTGCACCAACTTCAAGTGTGGTTACAATTAATACAGATAACACAGTAAACGAAGGTACAGACGAATTTGTTATGTACTGTTTTCATAGCGTAGAAGGCTATTCAAAAATTGGCTCATATAGAGGTAATAGTTCAACAGATGGTACATTCGTCTATACCGGCTTTAGACCTGCTTGGCTTATGATTAGAAATGCTTCAAATGGTGGAGCTTGGTGTGTATTTGATAATAAACAGAATCCAGATAATGCGGTAAATTTAATGCTTTTAGCAGACCAGCAAGTTGATACCAGTGGTGGTGGAACTGGTGATAATTTAGACTTTTTAAGCAATGGATTTAAATTACGGGATAATTCTGGTGGAAGAAATACAAGTTCACAAACATACATCTACATGGCTATTGCGGAAGCCGATTTTAAAACTTCGAATGCAAGATAAAACTATTATAAATAGAAATAAATTAAGGAAAGATTATGGCGTATATAGGTAAAAGTCCACATCAAGGCGTAAGATCACGGTTTGTTTTTCAAGCTGATTCCGCACAAACAACTTTCACTGGATCCGATGCAAACTCATTGACTCTGAGTTACACAGACACTTTATATATGGATGTGTATCAAAATGGTGTTTTACTTAAAGCAGGAGATGATTACGCGGCTGCTGATGGAAGCAACGTTGTACTCGCAACAGGTGCAAGTAGTGGTGATCACATTGAAATGATAGTTTATGATGTTTTTGGTGTTCAACAAACTTACACTAAAACCGAATCGGATAATAGATATCCTTTTAAAGGAAACAACAGTATAATAAGATTAAATGGGCAAACAATAAATAATGATATTACAATTGATTCTGATGAAAACGGATTATCATCAGGACCTATAACTCAAAATGCAACAATAACACTTAATGGTTATTGGACGATAGTGTGATGGAGATTTCATGGCAAGTGTTTTAAAAGTAGATTCAATAGAACCGGCAAATAGTGTAACAGGTCTTAAAGGTATGCCAATTGAGGTGTTGGCCGGAGTTTGTGATGGTACTGATGTAACTGTACAAAGTGGTACATATACGCTTTCAAATGTAACAGCGAAACTTACACTTACAACAACGTATGTAGATGTAACAGGCTCATCTATAGATTATACACCACCTAGCGGAACTAGTCGAGTTATTTACGAGTTCATGCATCAGTTCAGCTGGAGTAATGATCACGCCATTTCTCACTGGAAACTGTTTCTTGATGGTGCTGAAGTAACTGATGCTAGACATAGTTTAGGAGGAAGATATCCTGAAAGAATAGAACATCATAAGTGGGTATTCTCTATTGGTGTATCTAATACAGCTGCAACTGGTGCAGTGTTAAATTGGGATACGGCTAAAAATATTAAATTGCAGGCTCGTGAATATGGCACTGGTAATGGAATGGATAAAGTACATTCAACTGTTTATTGGGATGGAGGCAGCTCCGAAGAAATTTCAAAACCTATTTTACAAATTACAGCAATAAGGTAAAGATATGACAAGCCAACTAAATGTAAATACAATTGTAGATAAACCCGGAACTGGTGGCACTAATATTAAAATGAGTACTACTGCAACAGCCGTGTCTGACGGAGGGGCAACTACTACAAATGTTGTTCAAGGATTGGCTAAAGAGTGGACTTTGTTCGATCAAGCTGGAAACATACATGGTGCGAACACTATAGGTGATAGTTTTAATGTTTCATCTTGTACAGATATTTCAACTGGACACTTTGATGTAAACCTTTCAAATAATATGAATAGTACTGCGTATGCTCCTGTTTCAAATCATCATTACACTGGCCAAGAAGCTCACGACCAATATAGCAGATTTTCAGCACCATCTTATCTGAGAACAAGCGCTTATAGAATCGCTGGTCAATATGTTAACAGCTCAACTGGTTATGAAGACGGCTATTTTACCACCGGCATGAATGGAGACTTAGCATGAGTAAAGCGGCAGACTTAGCAAAACTTCTCAATAATAAAGGCAGAATTTTACAAACAATATCTACTAACGATATGACATCAGCAAGTTTTTCAGGTAACAGTTCAACTACTCCAAGTACTGTTATAAGCGGATCAATAACTCCTTCATCGACGAGTAGTAAAATTCTTATTTTTGGGTTTATATCGATAGGAGGCAAGTATAGCGATCATAGTGCAGCTTTAGATTATATAGGAGTCAGATTAAAAAGAGGAAGCACAGTCATAGGTGAAACTACTGATCTATCAACAGCAACAACTGTTCACGGAGGCGATGCATCCGGCGCGAGTCCTATGCACGCTGTTGTTAAAGATGCAGGTTATTCTGCTAGTAGACCTGCTTCTGTTCCTTTTCATTTCGTTGACTCTCCTAATACAACTTCTTCAACGACATATAATATACAAGGTGTCATTGAGCATTCAGGCAGCACAAGAGTAATGCTTAGAAATATTGGTGGATATAACTACAACAATGATGAGTTAGCGAGTGGAACTTGTCAGTTAACATTGCAGGAAATATCAGGATAATGTCACTTTCAGAAACAAAATTATTGATGTTAAGAAATCTTAGAAATGAACTTCTTCAAGAAAGCGATTGGGTTGTAATAAAAGCTCAAGAAACTAACACTTCTGTTCCATCAGATTGGATAACATATAGGCAAAAATTAAGAGATATTACAAAAACATATAAAAGTATACATGATGAGGGTTTTGCGTTTCCAGCAAAACCAACAGACACAGATTGATTTTATTATAAATAGATAAAAGTATTTAAGGATAATAAATGGCAAACCCAACTTCAAGAGCAACATTAATTGATTACGCAAAACGCAGACTAGGTGACCCTGTTATTGAAATCAATGTAGATGAAGATCAGGTAGAAGATCGCGTTGATGAAGCGTTGCAATATTATCAAGAGTTTCATTCTGATGCTACTGTAAGAACATATTTGAAACATTTAATTACTGCAGATGATGTAACAAACGAATACATTTCTGTGGCCAATAACGTTTTATTTGTATCTAAGATGTTTCCGCTTACGAGTTCATTTCAAAATTCACGTAATTTCTTTGATATAAAATATCAGATGATGTTAAATGATATTGCAGATTTAATGAATTTTGCAGGTGATCTCGCTTATTATGAACAAATGCAACAATATTTATCGTTATTGGATATGAAATTAAATGGTCATCCTCAAGTACAATTTTCGAGAAAACAAAATCGACTATATATATTCGGTGATTTTGCTGATAATGATATTAAAGCAGGTGATTATATAGTTGCTGAGATTTATAGCATAGTCGATCCAGAAACTCATACGTCAGTATATAATGATATGTTTTTAAAAGAATATACTACAGCATTGATAAAACAACAATGGGGTATGAACTTAATTAAATTTGAAGGAATGCAGTTGCCCGGAGGAGTCGTTTTAAATGGAAGACAAATATATGATGATGCTACTTCTGAGATAGCTACGCTCAGAGAAAATTTAAGATTAGAACATGAATTTCCACCAGACTTTTTCGTAGGATGATATGGCAACTAATTTATATTTCAGTCAAAAGGTAAAGTCAGAACAAAACCTTTACGAAGATATAGTTATAGAATCGTTGAAGATGTACGGTCAAGACGTGTATTATCTTCCACGTGATCTCGTCAATGAAGATACAATACTTGGTGACGATCCAGTATCAAGCTTCAATTCATCACATATTGTAGAAATGTACATTGAAAACACCGAAGGGTTTGAAGGTGAAGGAGATTTATTTACACGATTTGGTGTAGAGATAAGAGATGAAGCTACGTTTGTAGTTTCAAGAAAAAGATGGGAAGATACCGTAAAGAGATATGATAATGAAATAACTTCTGTAAGACCTTCAGAAGGTGATTTAATCTATTTACCATTGTCAAACTCTTTATTTCAAATAACTCATGTAGAACATGAAATGCCTTTCTATCAATTGAGTAATTTACCTGTTTATAAATTAAGATGTCAATTGTACGAATATACTGGAGAAGATTTAGATACAGGTGTAGATACAATTGATGATATTGAAAATAAATATGCTTACAAATATATACTATCATTAAGTAATGCAAGAGATAGTGCAAATGCTACTGCAACTACAGTCGGCGGTAAAGTTACAAGTATAGTATTAACTGATAGTGGTAGTAATTACTTTACGGTTCCAACAGTTTCACTTGTTGATGCATCTGGTGTAGGTGCTCAAATCACTGCAACTATAGATAGCAATAATGGAAAAGTCAGTTCATTAACTCTAGTTGATTCTGGTACTGGATTTGCGAGTGCAAATCCAACTGTTCGCTTTTCAGCACCTACAACAAATATATTTAAAGTCGGAGAAACAATTACAAGCGCCAGTGGTGATACCACAATGCGTGGTGAAGTTGTTAAATACTCAGACTCAGATGATAAATTACACATCATACATGCAGGCGCGGATGATGGAAAGTACCACACATTTGTACCAGACAAAAAGGTCATCGGTCTTACAAGTGGAGCTGGTGGAATCATTACATTAGTTGTAGAAGACAATCAATTATCAGAAAACGAACAAAATACAGATTTTTCAACTAACAGTACCGATTTTATTGACTTTACTGAAAACAATCCATTTGGTGATACGGAGAATAATTAATGTTTGGCACACACTTCTATCACGAAAAAACTAAAAAGGCTGTTGCCATATTTGGTAGATTGTTTAACAACATATATGTTTTAAGAAAAAATTCTTCTGGTGCAGTTATTAGTCAACTAAAAGTGCCATTATCTTATGCACCAAAACAAAAGTATCTTGAAAGAATAAGAGAAAATCCGGATTTAACTACTGACACTAAAGTTGCAA